TGGTTCACTGGCGTCCTTTCGAGGGCGCTTTTTTTTGTTGGAGGTGCTGCAATGCCCGGACGCAAACGCAAATGCACTCCAACTATCATGCGCAAGATTGCCGAGCGATTAGCTGAAGGCGAGACGCTCATTGATATTTGTAAAGATCCTGACGTGCCAAGCTATCGCGCAATCACTGATGCTGTGCTGGCTGACGAGGAAGTCTATGAAATCTATCGACGTGGCCGTGTACTGCAAGGCGAGTACTATGCTGACCTGATCAACAGTTTAGCAAGGTCGCCATTGCCTGACGTGGATGACCAGCGCAAGCTACATGCCGAGGTTAATCGACGTAAGTTGGAGATTGAAACTCTGAAATGGACTACATCCAGAGTGCAGCCAAATGGTGTAAGAGATCGCAAAGAGGATGCACCACAACAGCAAGCCATCACAATATCATGGGCTGGTGGTGACGTTGACGTGTCGGCAGATGGTGCCTAAAAGTCCTGTATATCACTCATCCAAAGCCGCCGAGCTACGCGCGCAAAACTCGGCATCAATTGCCTCCCATAATTGTCATAATGATAACTCGCAGCGCTCAAAACAGCTAAGTTGTTGTAAACAAACGATAACACACTTAACATAATATCGATTATGCGACTAACTGTGCCTTCTGGGCGTTTTTGGAAATCCCAAACCCCACCCCCGCGATAAATTTCCGCCCCTTCTTATAGCGTAGAACCCGACCTGAGAATGCACACATCCACTGCCAGCGGAGGCCGTTTTCTGTGGAACTTAACCAAGCCAAACCCCCGGTCATTTATGTAACCCGCCCACCTGATAACCCTGATCTCTTTGTGTTTGACTGTGAGCGATGCGGCCAGCAGCACACACACGGCGCTGTTGAGGGCCACCGTGAGCCCCACTGCTTTGATAATTACCCTGACGGCTACGTGCTGAAGGAGCGTTAACCTCTGTGGACATCGTAATCCCATATGCGCCGCGTCCCTTGCAGGCCAGCTTGCATGATGAGATGCAGGCCAAGCGGTGGGGCGTTGTGGTTTGCCACCGTCGATTTGGCAAAACCGTGTGGGCCATCAACCACATCCTGCGTGATTGCATTATGTCCACCAAGTCCAACCCCCGCTATGCCTATATGGCCCCGACCTACCGTCAGGCTAAGAATGTAGCTTGGGATTACCTCAAGCAATTCGCTGGCAAAATCCCCGGCGTTCGCTTCCACGAAACTGAGTTGCGCTGCGATTTACCCACTGGCGGCAGGATCAGCCTGCTGGGCGCTGAGAACCCCGACAGTTTGCGCGGGATATATCTTGACGGCTGCGTGATGGACGAGGTTGCGCAGATGCCTGAGAATGTCTTTCCTGAAGTCATCAGGCCAGCCCTGTCTGACCGCAAAGGCTGGGCCACCTTTGTTGGCACACCTGCTGGCCACAATGCGTTCTTTGACCTCTACGAGCAAGCCACTGCTGACGATGATTGGCTGTGCGTAGTTAACAAGGCGTCAGAGACAGGCTTGCTGGATCAAGACGAGTTAGACGCTGCCCAGCGCATGATGTCTGCTGATCAGTACGCGCAGGAATTTGAATGCAGTTGGAATGCCAATGTCCCCGGCGCAATCTACGGCAAGGAATTGGAGACAGCGCAAGACGAGGGCCGCATCTGCAACGTCCCGTATGACCCGGCACACAAGGTTGACACGTTCTGGGATCTTGGCGTTGGCGACAGCACGTCGATTTGGTTTACCCAAACTGTTGGCAGGGCAATCCACGTCATCGATTTCTACGAAGCCAGAAACGAAGGCTTGCCGCACTACTGCAAAATGCTGACCGACAGAAGATATGTTTATGGCGATCACCATGCCCCGCACGACATTGAAGTCAGAGAGTTAGGCAGCGGCAAATCACGGCGTGAAATCGCGTGGGATCTTGGCTTGAACTTCCGCGTGGTGCCTAAGCTACCTTTGGAAGACGGCATTCACGCAGCACAGATGCTGATACCCCGGTGCTACTTTGACCGAGAGCGCTGCAAAGACGGTTTAGAAGCGTTGAGACAATACCACCGAGCGTACAACGAGCGCACTAGGTCGTTCAGAGCATCCCCGGTGCATGACTGGTCATCACATGCGTCAGACAGTTTTAGATACCTTGCTGTTGGAATGCGGCAACCCCGCGATCACCAGCGTGTTCCGCAGCGTCAGGCTGTGATGGAATACAACCCGTTCGCGGCATAAGGAGATAGATATGGGTAGCATGGCATCAGCAGCGGCTGACGATTTTAAAATTGGCGTTGGCTTGAAGGATGACCCCGGCCCAACGCCGCGTGACGATATGGCAGGCAGAAAGTCATCTTACCAGCGCCGTACTGCTGCCACTGTTGCCCGTGAAAAGGCGCGCAACAACCCATCTGCTTTATACAAAGAAGATGACCGCCCCCGCCAACCCGCACCAGTTCGTGCAGCCCCTGCTGTCAACTACGGCATAGCCCCTGTTGGCGCTGCCCCAACAGTGCCTGACCCTGACGCGATAGGCGAGACTGAGCAAGCCCTGCTTGACGCGCAGAAAAAAGGCCGCTCATCCACGATTGCCACCAGCGCCAAGGGTTTGCTGTCTGGCGAGGATGACACCCGCAAACGCCGCAGCCTCATGGGTGGATTAATATCATGATGATGAACAAAAAGAAAAACATCGCTGGCGAAATGGGTGCACGGGCATCCCAGCCTGCCAAGCGCCGCCAGACTGTTGATCCATTGGAGCGCGCAAGCCAGAAGATGGAGGGCCGCATGCAGGGCGGTGATCCTAAGAAGGCCAAGCGCAAGTCAATGATGAATAGCTACGGGATGTCCTGATGCAGATTTCCCCCATGATTGCGCAGCTTGATCGGCGCTTTAAGCAGTTGCAGTCTCAGCGCAGCAATTGGGAAAGCCACTGGCAAGAGTTGGCAGATTATATGCTGCCGCGCAAGGCTGAGATAACCCGGAAGCGCACTCAAGGCGATAAGCGCACCGAGCGCATCTTTGACGGCACTGCGATCCACGCTGTCGAACTGCTGGCGTCTAGCTTGCATGGTATGCTCACGTCACCATCCACCCCGTGGTTCAGCATGAGATACCGCAACCCGGCGCTGCAAGGTGATGATGAGGCCAACGAATGGTTGGAACTGGCCATCGATCAAATGTATCAGGCGTTCAATCGCAGCAACTTCCAGCAAGAAATTCACGAGTTGTATTACGATTTGGTGACGTTTGGCACTGCTGCCATATACGTCACTGGCGATAAAGAGGGTTTGCAATTCAGCAGCCGCCACATTGCCGAGATCTACATCTCACAGAACGCCAAAGATCAGGTGGATACAGTCTATCGCAAGTTCAAGCTAACAGCCCGTGCAATGGAGCAGCAATTCGGTGCAGATGCTTTACCTGCTCAGTGCATTAAGGATCTCAAAGAAGAGCCTTACAAAGAACACGAGATAATCCACGTTGTGTTTCCGCGTGCTGATGCCAAGGGCAAGCTGGCCAAAGCCAAACCGTTTGCCAGCATTTACTATCACGCTGACAGCCGCAAGCTGCTGAGTGAAGGCGGTTACGACGAGTTATGCTTTATGGTGCCGCGCTTTAATAAGGATAGCTCAAGCAGCTACGGCAGATCTGTCAGCATGAACGCTTTGCCTGACACCAAGATGCTTAACAAAATGAGCGAAGTCACCATCCGGGCAGCACAAAAGCAGATCGATCCACCACTTATGGTGCCAGATGATGGGTTTATGCTGCCTGTCAGGACAACCCCCGGATCACTGAATTTCTACCGTGCTGGCACCCGCGACAGGCTGGAGCCACTGCAGATCGGCGCTAACAATCCGCTGGGTCTGAACATGGAAGAACAGCGCCGCAATGCTATTCGGCAGGCGTTCTTTGTGGATCAGCTTCTGATGCAGAACGGGCCGCAGATGACGGCCACCGAGGTGCTGCAACGTAACGAGGAAAAGATGCGATTGCTTGGCCCAGTGCTAGGCAGGCTGCAATCTGAACTACTACAGCCTTTGATCAGCAGGTCGTTCGGATTGCTTCTCCGGGCGGGGCTTCTCCCACCCGCCCCGGAGGCCCTGCAAGGGCAAGACATCGATATTGAGTATGTCAGCCCACTTGCTAAAGCGCAGAAGCTGACAGATCTGCAGTCAATGCTTCGCGGCTTTGAGGTGATGATGCAGGTGGCTGAGATAGCACCCGTAATGGACTATTTGGACACAGATAAGCTGGTTAAATATCTGGTGGAAGTCACTGGCATCCCGGCGCGCGTAGTGCGCAGTGATCAGGAAGTCGAGGAAATGCGCGAGCAACAGCAGGCGCAACAGGCCCAGCAAATGCAGCTTGATCAACAGACACAAACTGCTGAGGCGATGGGCGCGGCTGCACCAATGGTGAAAGCTGTCGGCGGTCTGGACATGCTGCAACAATGAAGCAAATCGAAGATCTGAAGTTAGCCTATCGCCGCACGTTTAACAGCGAGGACGGCGAGACTGTGCTGGCTGATTTAAAGACAAGGTTTGCCTTTGAGCAGACCACATTCGTTTCTGGCGACCCACATCAATCGGCGTTTTCTGAGGGACAGCGCAGCGCTGTGCTGCTGATCGTCAGAATGCTGTCTGAGGACGCCAAACCCAAGAGGTAAATACCCCACATGAGCGAAGAGGCAACCCCGTCAGCGGGATCTCCAGACGTGGCTGAAGCAGCCCCGGCAGTTAGCTTCCTAGACAGCCTGCCAGAAGATCTGCGCGGCGAACCCAGCTTACGCAACTTCAACGATGTTGGCGCGCTGGCAAAAAGTTACACACATGCCCAGCGCATGATTGGCGGCGATAAGATTGGCAAGCCGCAGCAATCTTGGACAGATGATCAGTGGACTGAGCATTACATCCACAGCGGCAGACCAGAGACAAGCGAAGGCTACGAGTTCAAGCTAGAAGGCCAACTGGCTGACAGCACGTTGGAGGGCTTCAGAGACAGCGCCTTTAAGGCAGGCCTGTCAGGCAAGCAAGCGCAAAGCGTGGCTGAGTTTATGGACATGAGCTTAGGCCAGATGGCGACTGACCGGGCCGATCAGGCTGACACACTGCGCCATGAGGGTGAGCAGGAACTTAGACAGCAGTACGGCAAGGCTTTTGACCAGCGCATGGAAATGGCAATGGGCGCTGCAAGGCAAATGCTTGGCGATAAGGTAGACATTCTAGAGAATGTCGAACTGTCTGACGGCAGGTTGCTGGGGGATCACCCTGAGATCATACGCATGTTTAGCGCGTTTGCTGAACAGATTGGCGAGGATAACTTGATCGGAGAAACAGCCGAAATGGTTATGACGCCCGACGAGGCGCAACGCCAGCTAAGTGAGGTTACGCGGCGGGACGGCCCATATTGGGATCGTGACCACCCGGAGCGTGAAGCATACGTGCAAGAGGCGTTACGCCTGCGCGAATACCTTTAGAGTTTAGCGGATAAGCTACGGCCCCGCGCATCACGCTGGTGTGTCCAGCAGGCTGACAACCTTTACCGTCATCATACAATTCTAAATTTACCTGACTTGTATGTTGGCGGCGTCAAGCACGGCCCCGGCTGGGACAACCGAGCGATAAACCCTTTAATTTCAATAGCTTAAAATAGGAGTGAGACAAAATGTCATCACAAATATCCACGGCTTTCGTCAACCAGTATTCTTCCAACATCCAAATGCTCTCGCAGCAAATGGGATCGCTCCTGCGTGGCGCGGTTGATGTTGAAAGCGTAAACGGGGAGAAAGCCTTCTTTGACCAAGTGGGTTCTGCAGCCGCAGTACTCAGAACAACCCGTCATGCGGATACCCCGCTGATCGATACACCCCACAGCCGCCGCATGGTCACAATGAGTGACTATGAATACGCTGACTTGATCGATGATCAAGATAAAGTTCGCCTTCTGGTTGATCCAACATCAACCTATGCGCGTGCGGCGGCCAGCGCAATGGGAAGGGCAATGGATGACGTGATCATCGCAGCCGCGATTGGGACAGCTAAGACAGGCAAGGATGGTTCCACATCTACTGCCCTGCCCAGCGCCCAAAAAGTCGCCCATGGTTCGGCATCGTTGACGATTGCCAAATTGCTTTCAGCCAAGGAAATCTTGGACGAGGGCAGCGTTGATCCATCAATCCCGCGTTACATTGTGTGCGCCCCTAAGCAGATCACATCTCTGCTGGGAACCACGCAGGTAACGTCATCTGACTTCAACACCGTCAAGGCGTTGGCTCAGGGCCAGATGGATACGTTCAGCGGATTTAAGTTCATCGTGTCTAATCGCTTAACCACTGACAGTGACGGCAACCGCGCCGTGATTGCCTTTGCTGGCGATGGCCTAAAGTTGGCGATGGGCAAAGAGCCTACCGCCCGGATCGATGAGCGCTCCGACAAATCGTATGCCACTCAGGTGTACTACTGCCAGACGATTGGCGCGACCCGCATGGAAGAAGCCAAGGTCGTCGAAATCGCGTGTACGGAATAAGGAGGACTGAAAAATGGCTACTGTTTATTCTGTTCAAAGAACTAACTCCCGCGCAACCCCAATCACGAAAAACCCTGCCAATGTCATGGGTGGACGTGTGCGGATTGCTCACGGCGTTTATGAGGCGTCATCTCTCGCATCTGGTGATGTCATTGAGATGTTTACCTTGCCAGACGGCGCGCGCCTGATCGAAGGATCGTTAGCGCATGACGCGCTGGGCGGCTCCACCACATTGTCTGTCGGCTATGCAGCCCACACCAATGCGGCGGGTACTGCTGTGTCAGCGGCGGCTGCAGCTTACAAGGCTGCGGCTGCGTCAACTGGCGCGCAGAAGGTGGACATCCTTGCCACCTTGGCCTTGGGATCTGGCACCGTCACTGACACCAATGAAGATGGCGTGGTCGTGACCGCAACAATGGGCGGTGCCGCTGGCACTGGCACCATTGAGGTCACCATCAAATACGCTGTTGATTAACTAACCCGGCGGGGGCGGCTTGCTGCCCCTGCCTCTCTACACCCCCCTAAAAATTTGGTGATCAGATGACCTCAACTGTGGACATCGCCAACAATGCGTTGAACGTATTGGGGGCCAGTAACATATCTGCATTCGATGAGAACAGCAAAGCTGCGCGCATCGTTAATCAGCGATATGACAGCATCCGCGACAGCGTGTTCAGAGCGCATCCTTGGAACTGCCTCATCAGGCGTCAGGATCTCGCGCAATCATCCACAGCACCCGGCTTTGGTTACGCTCACCAGTATCCCCTGCCGACTGACCCCTACTGCCTGCGAGTGCTGGAGTTCAGCAACGGCAGCATGTCCTATCCGCAGGACAACATGATGAACAATTCTGGTGGCCCTGCGTTTGTCATTGAAGGCCGCAACATCGTAACTGATGAAGGCACCGCAAAGATTAAGTATGTGGCGCGCATCACAGACCCTAATGAGTATGACAGCGGTTTGATTGAGGCATTGTCAATGCGCTTGGCGGCAGAGATGGCCTATGCAATCACCGGGTCTACATCAATGGTGCAGATCACTACATCAGCATACGATCAGTCGCTGAAAGAGGCGCGCTTTGTTGACAGCACGGAAGGCGCAACCCGGCGCATAGAAGCGTCTGACTTCATAGAGGCGCGTTATTAATGGCGCGATCAGCCCCCAGCTTTAGCAGCTTTGCAGCGGGTGAAATATCGCCACTGCTGGAAGGCCGCACAGGTATAGAGAAATACCGCGAAGGTCTGGCAGATCTCACCAACATGGTGGTCATGCCGCAGGGCGGTGTGAAGCGCAGACCCGGTACAGAGTTCTTAGGCGAGGTCAAATCGTCTAGCGTTAAAACCCGCCTGATCCCGTTTCAGTTTAAAACCAGCGACACATATATATTAGAGTTTGGCGATAGCATCATGCGGGTCTACCGCAACGGCGCGCAGGTTCTGAACGCCACTGCCAAGACGATCACCGCGATCACCAAAGCCAACCCCGGCGTGTTGACCAGCAATAGCCACGGGTTTAGCAACGGTGACGAGGTTTACATCACGTCTGTCGGCGGCATGACAGAGTTAAACGGGCGCAACTATCGCGTGGCCAACAGCACCACCAACACGTTTACCCTGACGGATCTGTACGGCGTGGCCATCAACACCACCAGTTTCACCACCTTCACCAGTGGCGGCACTGCCACCGAGATCTTTGAACTGGCCAGCCCATACCCGGAAGCTGTGCTGTTTGATCTGCGCTTTGTTCAGTCTGCTGACACGATGTATTTCGTGCATCCCAGCTACGCAATCCGCACCCTAGTCAGGGCAGACCATAATGATTGGACGTTTGCCACGCCATCAATCAGCGGATCCCCATCGCCAAACCTCAACAATGCAAGCGACAACTACCCGTCTGTCGTGACATTTTTTGAGCAGCGTCTGGTATTCGGCAATACAAACAATAATCCGCAAACGCTGTGGTTCAGCAAGAATGCTGACTACCTCAACATGACCACAGGCACTGGCGATAATGACAGTTTGATCTATACCATTGCGTCAAACCAAGTTAACGCAATCCGCTACCTGTCACCCACGCGGGTGCTGACTGTCGGCACCACTGCTGGCGAGTATGTTGTCACGGCCACCAGTGACGGCCCGGTAACGCCTACAACCACCCTGATCAGGAAATACAGCAACTATGGTTCTGCCGCTGTTGAGCCTGTCCAAGTTGCTGACGTGACGTTGTTTGCGCAAAGAGGTGGTCGCAAAGTCAGAGAGTTTAAGTTCGCTGGCGATGTAAACACCAGCGGCTATCAAGCGCCTGATATGACGATCCTCGCTGAACATATCACAGATGGCGGCATCACGCAGTTTGCTTATCAGCAAGAGCCAGAAAGCATTATCTGGGCGCTGCGGTCTGACGGCACTTTGCTGGGCATGACGTACAGGCGCGAAGAGGATGTTGTGGGCTGGCACAAGCATGTGATCGGCGGCGTGTTTGGCACAGGCCAAGCGGTTGTTGAAAGCATCGCGCCGCTGCCCACCGACACCGGCAATGATGACCTATACATGATCGTCAAGCGCACGATCAACTCACAAACCAAAAGATATGTTGAGGTGCTAAAGGTCTTTGATTTTGGCAGCGTCACCACATCTGCATTCTTTGTGGACGGCGGCTTGGCGTACTCAGGATCTGCCACCACCAGCCTGTCAGGCTTGTATCATCTGGAAGGCCAAAGCGTGACCATCTTAGCAAATGGCGCAACGCATCCTGACGAGACAGTCAGCGGCGGCGGTATCACGTTGGACTACTCAAGCACAACGGCAGCCGTTGGATTTGGATTTACATCCGAAATGCAGACAATGCGTATCGAAAGCGGATCTGAGGACGGCACCAGCCAAGGCAAGCCGAAACGTATTCACGCTGTTACATTAAGATTGTTTGAGGCTGTCGGCATTGAAGTTGGTAATTCTGCGGATGAGTTAGACCGCATCCCGTTCCGCGACAGCAGCATGGCAATGGATCAGGCGATCCCGCTGTTTACTGGCGATAAAGACGTAGAATTTCGCGGGGGTTATGACAACAACGACAGGATCTATGTAAGACAATCGCAGGCACTCCCGCTGACGCTGCTGGCTTTGTATCCGCGCATGAACACATTCGACACATGATCCTATACCACGTTGAACGGCTGGCTGATGTTTTTAACGAGATCCAGCCGTTACTTGAACAGCACTGGCAGGAAATCGCCCTGCATAAAGACAGCATCGAATTGAACGTCAACTGGCCAGCTTACGAGCGCATGGATGAGGACGGGCGGCTGCACATCTGCACGGCGCGTGAAGGCACCAAACTGATCGGCTACTTTGTCAACATCATCGTGCCGCATCTGCACTATCAAGATCACCTGTTCAGCCACAATGACGTGATTTTCGTAGACCCGGAATACCGCAAAGGCTTCACAGCTTGGCGGCTGATTAAGTTTGCCACCGAGCAACTGACTATCGCCGGGGTGAGTGTAATGATGATCAACATCAAGCGGCACAAGCCATTTGACCAACTGCTACGGCGTCTGAAGTTTACAGAAACCGAAAGCATTTATTCTAAAAGATTAGGGGCAACCTGATGGGCGCAACAGCAGCAGTAGTCGGCGCAGGGGCAAGCATTGTCGGCGGCATCAGCGCGCGAAATTCAGCCAACGCGGCAGGCGCAGCAGCGCAAAGGGCAGCTAACTTTAACGCCAGCATCATTGAGCGTGACATTGGATTGCTTGCACGACAGCGCGGCATCATAAATCAAAACTTTGAGATCGATCAGGAACGCGCAGGCGAGGCGTTTGAGCGCGAAGTGCAAGGCGCTGCAAGGGCTGGGTTTGGTTACGCAGGCGTGGATATGAGCAGCGGCACACCGATGGCCGTACTGCAAGCAAATGCCAGAGAGTTTGACTACGCCATGTCAGTAGCAGAGTTCAACAACGAGATGACAAACTTGCAGATTAGCGATCAGCAAGAAGATGCGCGATTGCAGGCCCAGCTTGCCAGAATGGGCGGCGATGCGTCCCGGTCAGCATACAGATCGCAAGGCAAGGCCAGCCTAATATCAGGCTTTGGCAGCGCTGCATTAGGCATATCAGGTTCGGGATACTTTGGATGAGAATACCAGTTTACAGATCTGATGCGCAGCGCACCAATGAAGCACCGGGCAGGTCATTCTCAGCGCGTATGGATGCGCGGCCATTTGTTGAGGCGGCGCTGCAAAAAGGTGCATCCACCCGCGCACTGGCTGACGCTGTTGGCGCATATGCCGAGCAGCGCGGCAAGATGATTGCAGAGGCTGAGTATAACGAAACTGCACTGGCGCTTGACGAAGAAATCCGCACAGCCACATATGACCTGTCCCGGTCAAACGATATTGGCAACATTTTCGACGGCAATAAGCTGTGGGAAAAACGAATGAAAAGCATTCAGTCCAACGTGCTGGGCCGGGTGAAAAACAGCAACGTCAGACGCAAGCTAGATTTCAGCTTTAACCAATCAGAGATACAAAGCAGATTTAGATTGCAAGGCGTAGTTGACGATAAGATCATCAAGCGCGATCAAGCGGCGATTGCAGCAAGGCAGACAAACGCTGTTGCTGCATTGTCTCAGATCGGCGCAACCACTGCTGACTACAACGCATGGTTCAACGCCCAAAACCCCACCATG